TTGTTTTTCAGGATTATGTCCTGAACGTTTTTTAAAGGCTCTTGCTTTTTCTTTTTATACTCAAAAAGATCAATGACCTTCCTCATACTGAATCTTGCCCTCAAAGTATGCTTTTTTAATCTTCTCCGGCACGATCTCAAGTTCTCTAGCCACATCATCGAAATTTAAATCCAATACTTTACAAAGGCAACGTAAAAATGCTTCGTCTTGGCTTTTTGTGCGTCGGTCTTCGATAAAAAGAATCTTGTGACCCGATCCTGAAAAACCGTAATTTTTCATCAAATCAAGAACATGGCCCCTTGACCAACCCAACGATTCCCTGCGACTTCTTAAGAGCGTTTTGTGCATAACATCCTTTTTCTTCTTGACTTAGTCTTTGTCTATTTGGTATGTATATCACACACCCACACAAAAAGAAAGTGTTTTTATGATTGCAAAAACAAGAGTTGAAACAAAGCAACAAGCTTTCCCATTTTTGGGCCTTGATGTGCCTATTGAGAAAACAAATCTTTATTTAAAGGAAATGGCAGAAAAGGGTTATAAACTAGATTCCGAACAGCTTGTTCTTACCAGTGAAGGTGGGATTCAGACGTATCACCACAAGAAAATTGTGGACGTTATTGAAGGTCCCGTTGAAAAATCGGAAGATTTGCCGACGTATTAAATGATATGCGATCACTCTTTGGATGATGCGGAAATAGACGTGGTTTTTGAAGTGTTGCCTAGGCCGCACTTCATCATCACGTTTTCCCCGTTCCCAGATGAGCCTGATTGCGTTGTTAAGTGTGAGTTACCAGATTTGATATGGCAAGTGGTTTGCGACAAGATAGACGCTGGAGAAGACCCACGCACGCTATCAAACTGGCTTAGAATGTTATCTTATGAAATAGATGGGGCCGTGTAATGAGTAATATATTTAAAATAAGATTGTCTTTTGGTGTGATGCTTGTGTGTTTTTTTGCGTGGCTTTCTTTTACGGGGCATTCGTTATTAAACAAAGATTATTTTGGCTTAATGTTTCCGTTAGTTATTGCTCTTCAATTTTTCCTTTTGGGTTGGCAGTACCACGAAGAAAAGACGGAAAAAAACAATGATTCTTAAAGCCGCCTGTTTTGTCTTGATTGTCACGGTTCTGGCTTTGCTGTCTTTGATAGTGCTGGAGGATCAAAAGGTGTGTTTTGACTATGGTCGCCTGAAGGATAAAATGGTGTCTATGGTTGTGGATTCTGAAACGGTGCCTGTGGAATAATGTTTAAAAGAAAAAAAGCATTCTTTAGTCCAGAAGACCTTTTGCAACGGGCCATGGTAGAGTACCTTTGGTTGGTTATGAAAAAAGGCATTGTCTACCATATTAAGAATGACGGTGAAACTGAGGCAAAACGCAAAAGAAACGCAGCTATCGGAGTTCTTTCTGGTGTTGCTGACTTGCACGTTGTATGGGCAGGGGGCCATGGGTATATTGAAGTCAAGCTACCCAAAAAAACCAGCGTTCAAAAGCCCAGCCAAATAGAATTTGAAAAAACCTGCAAGGCATTAAAAGTACCCTACGCCGTTTGTCGATCCCTTGACGATGTGACGCAGTTTGTTTTGGATAACAAAATACCCAATAGAATATCAAATAAACGTTGACTTGGTTTATTGGATTGTGTATTGTATGCACACAACAACACAAAGGAACCATGATATGTTTACAAAAGCCGAGAAGAAAAAGCAGAAATTGAGACTTGCCTTAACGGGGCCATCGGGAAGTGGAAAGACGTATTCCGCGCTCACAATGGCTTTTGGCATTTTTGGGAAGGATGCCAAGGTTTGCGTTATTGACACTGAGCATGGCTCTGCGGAACTCTATAGCGATAAATTTCCTGAGTATTATGTATCTCAGTTTTCGCCTCCGTATGCCCCTGAGGCTTATATAAAGCGCATTAAAGAGGCAGAAGCATTTGGGGCGGATGTTATCATCATTGACAGCATAAGCCATGAGTGGAACGGACAAGGCGGGTGCTTAGAGCAGGTGGATACCGTAACCAAGACATCCAACTCAAAAAACAGCTACACATCTTGGAAAGACGTGACGCCAAAACACCAGGCGTTTGTTGACGCCATTTTAGCATCCAAATGTCACATTATTGCAACAATGCGTGCCAAACAAGAATATGCTCTTGTTGAGAAAAACGGCAAAAAAGTCCCTGAAAAAATAGGGCTGGCCCCCATTCAACGGGAAGGCATGGACTACGAATTTACACTTGTTTTTGACCTTCCTGGCGGCGGGAACTTCATGGCTTCCTCTTCTAAAGATAGAACGGGATTCTTTTCTGGGAAGATATTTCCCATTGATGAAGCGCTGTGTTCAGGGATTTTAGGTTGGCTTAATTCTGGGCAAGAACCCGAGAAAAAGCCTTTATCGCCAGAGCGCATTGCACAAGTTATGGCAGAACGTCTACGCGCTATGGAAACCGAAAAGGACCTGAATGCCGCTATGGAAAAAGCAGAAGAAAAATACAAAGACAACCAAGTGATTATGGACATTATCAACCCCGTGTACTTTGAAATGGTAAATAAACTGGAAAAACCATTTGAAAATCAAGACAATGGTGTATAAAGTTATGTAAAACCTGCCAAAGGAGAGATGAAGTGAGGTTCTTTTTTTCACTCTTCAAACCTAAAAAACCCCAAATAAAGGAAGACCCTATGTCTGAAGTCCAACAACACTTAGCCGCCATTGATGAGATTTACAAAAAATCTTATTTTGATCTGTCGCAAAACCTGATTTCTATGGCTTTTCGCATTATCAATTGTCCTGAGATGAGTAAAATTAGCGCAGAAAAAGGGCAACAACTGATTCAGTTTGCTGCTTCCGATCAGCAAAATTTTGCTAACCAAGCTAAATCCATTGTTGCACACGTGCAACAGGGAAACTAAGGGCCCCTGTTGTGGATGACAGCAGCAATACAAATACCAAGTTGCTTATAACGCTTATTGGTATTGTCATCGCCACCATTGCGGGGGCTGGAACCTATTTTCTGAAAACGCAAGCGGACATGGATAAAAACCTTGCCGTAATGGTGGCGATTATGAAAAAAGAAGATGAGCAATCCGATTTTGCCAAACTCGAAGAGCGCGTTACCAACATCGAAAACGCCATACCCACCCTTATCGCTAACCAAGGGGCTAAATGATGCTTTCTCTTTCTCAAGATGGAATCCGATTGATTCATGCTTTTGAAGGGTGCGTGTTAAAGATTTACAAGGATTCTGCTGGCATTGACACGATCGGGTGGGGCCACAGAGTATGGCCTGAAGAGATTGCAGAATTTAGAAACGGCATTACGCAAGAACAAGCGGATGCTTTGTTTTTGAAGGATGCGGCAAAGAAAGAAAATTCTGTTCGGGATTTGATTTTTTATCCCATAAACCAAGGGCAATTTGATGCGCTTGTGTCCTTCACCTTTAACCTTGGGCGCAGGAACCTTGAACAATCTACCCTTCGTCGCATGGTGAACGAAGGAAGAATTGACGGAGCAGCCAGAGAATTTGAACGCTGGATTTATATTAACAAAATTCCCTCTAACGGCCTTCGCAGACGCAGAAAAGCAGAATCCTTGATGTTTTTAGGCAATGAAGGATGGAAAGAATTGCTATGAAAAACCTAACCGTTTATCAAAATGTGTTTGAAAACCTCAAAGGGGAAACAAACGCGCACTGGTTATGCGTGGCATTGAATGAAAAACTAAATGAGATGCATGATTTTTTGCTTGAGATTGCTCTCACTATGCAGAGAAACGTAGATGACGTGGATCAGGAAAAAAAGGAAAGTCTCGAAGAGATTATAGATTTTGCGGATGGTTTGGCTGAACATATCCGTATTGAACAATACAGACATATTGATAAAATGAGAGAGTTTTCAGGGTTAAGGGAATACGGGAAAGGCATGAAACTATGAGCACATGGAAAGAGGTTGGAGAATGGCTAAAATCAAACGCTATGGGCGGCGCAAACCTAGTCGGCTCTCTTTTAACGGGGAACATTCCAAACGCAATAGCATCTGGCGTTTCTTTAATCTCTGGTGCCACAGGATATGCAGAACCTGACAAGGCTCTTAATGCCCTTCAAAAGGACCCACAGGCCCTTTTAAGGCTTAAAGAGCTGGCCTACCAAAACGAATCTTCTATCCGCTCCCACATCCTTGAAATCAAGAAAATAGAGCTGTTAGATGAACAAGCCTCTCACAAGGAAACACAAGAAACTATCCGCGCTGGTGATAAAGCAGAAGACCGTCTTATCCGGTGGACACGACCAGGGTTATGTTGGGCGGGGATATTTTTGTCTGCTGTTTATATTATGCACACGACAAACCCGAGTGACACAATCTTTTTTGGGCTTATGACCCTTCCCTATAGCTATATGGGATTAAGACAAATAGGGAAGGGGATTGATGCTTTTGTTGGAAAGGGAGAAAAATGAAATACAAAACAAAATCCGTTGAAATTGATGCCATGCAATATGATGGGACACGCGATTCCTATTATGCCATGAAAGAGCATTGGGGCGTAGATTTCTTTAGAATGAGCTACCATTATGATGATCGGTGTAGAATTCATATTGAAACTCAAAAGGAACCGATGCTTGCGTCTAAAGATGATTTTATTATTAAGGACACGGAAGGTAACTTTTCCGCGTGCAAACCGAGCATTTTTCACAAAAAATATGAACCTGTATAAAAGCGGGTCTGGTTCAGTCTAGCCTTAGAAAGCCAACGACCCGCACTGTTTTTATAGTGCAAAAACGATTGACTAGCAACCCTTTCCGCCGCCTTTTCCTTTTTTCTTTTTCATAAAAACTCTTTTAATTCCAGTCTACGGTTGGGGCATTTCTATCCCCTGTGGGAGACGTTGAGGCTTGTGCAAATACGGTTGTACCGTCTAGTTTATAAATTGTCACATCACCTGTTGTTTCGTTGACGTTGACTTTGGCCAGTTGCGTTCTTGCCACACCTTTGAGCATTTGACTTGATGTGATGGCGTTTTCCATTGCGTAATTCCAAACAGCATCCGCGTTTTGCGCTGCTGTGGGGACAGAGCCACCTTCTGTTACGATTGTGGAGGCCGCCGATTGGATTAAGAGGGTTTGGACTCCGGCGGTGTATGCGATGGGGTCTCCGCTTGGTCCTCCGACAAGGTTTCCACCTGAGACTCGGGCGACGTAGTTTCCTGCTGGGAATTGAAGTTGCCAAGACCCCAATAGTTCGACGGTGATACCGACTTGCACCCCGGGTCCGAGCACATTAAGTCCGGAACCTGATCCAATTCTTTCATAAAGAATACCCTCTTCTGTGGCTTGAGCTTCTTTTATAGCATCATACAAAAGAATGCAATCAATGTTTACCGATCCCACGTCAACATCAATTTTTGATGTGGCAAAATCAAAGGTAAACGGAGACACATAATAGGTCATGGATTACACGTCACTGTTTCGGCTTGCGTTCACACTTGCTCCAGCGTTGGTCACAGATAACGTGGTAGAGAAAGGCACAATCGGTGATGCGCCACTTCCATTTCGGACATCCACGCGAGCATTAAAGTTAGAGGCATAAATAAACGTCACGCTTTCCGATGATCCCGTTGCAGCCCTGTCAATATAAGGCACAAACACATCATCCGCCGTGACAATGTTACTGGCTAAAGCAGGCGAAAGACCCGTAAAGGTTTTGGTGCCCGCATTAAAGGCAGTGTAGGTGTAACGAAGGTTTTTAATGCGAATCACGCCGCTGGCTGGGGTATCTGTTTTAATGCTTTCCACAACCTGCAATGACGTTGCCCCTGCACTGGCCGCCACGGGGGTGTATTCATCTTTTAATAAAGCCCCTGATCCATTGTCACGTGCCACCAAAACACGATCCCCAGCCACAAGATTCCCCACCGTGATGCCAATTAAGGTGGGTGGAACCTGCGTTGTGCCATCATGGGCAATCAACTGATACTTGGTACTTTCCGCAGGCAAAACACCCGTCAACCACCACCCTTGAGCCACAAAGAACGTACCCCCCGCAAAGGTTCCAAAAGGGGCAGCAGGAATTTCCGTATAGGCAGCGTTTAGGACCCGATACCGCCACCCTGGGATACTGTTAAGCGTGGCTGCGCTGCTTTCTCTAGTTAAGTATTGCAAATACTGATACGCCTCTTGCAAGGTACAGGAACTGGTTAAAGCAATCGTGCCCTTATACAGCTTTGACCCATTGCCGTTGCCAAGGTCTTGGTTTGTATCCCCAAACGTTACCGTGACCTTGCTGGATAAGGCCGCCGCGCTGACCTCAGAAAGCACAATGTTGGAATCAAGGGACGTTGACAAAGCCGCATTGCTTTCACCACCCGCCGCAAGGTTTACGTCAAAGTGAGAATACGATTGTCCCCATTTTCTTGAAAACGCCGTCACGTTTCCTGAATCAATCAGGGTGCCACCTGTACGCACTTTCACCAAAATCTGAATGTGACCGTTAGACCAAAAGGTGGTAAGTTTTGATCCGTTTTGCACAACATAAACAGGCGATGCCGCAACAATACCACCAATGGTTTTTAGTCCAGAGTATTGAACCGAGGCAACCGAGGCAACAGGTTGCTGTTTGATGGATCCAAAATTGATAAATTGCGCCGCCGCGTCATCAAGGTTAAAAGCTATTGATCCTTCCGTTAAAAGGTTTAACCGTGAAGCCACAAATTCATCCCGTGGACCATCTAAACGTGATGGGTTAGGGGATAACATATCTAACGAATCATTGCCTGTAGCGGCTGGATCATCGGCTAAATTCTGAAGCCATGCGTGGAACTCTAAAACCGTGTAAACGGTTGTACTGGCTCCAGCTTGGCGGCGAATGTCACCTGTGGCACTAATTTGAAAGTCGTCTTGAATAGCCATGACAAATCCTTATTCATCCAATACTTGGCTTGCTGTGATTATGGCATTTACCCCTGCAAGCGTAGTTGTTGTGCGCCATTGCTGATAAAACGGTGACGTTGTGGCTTTGCGCACGACGATTTCAATAGGGGCAGAGCCGGAAACCGTATAAGAATAGGCGTATGACGTGCCTGTTGTTGCGTTTGCCAGAACCGCTTGCGTATCGGTACGACGTATAAGAATGCGCGAGCCGGACACAATGCCGTCAATGGTTAAAGTTGCGCTAACGGAATTATCCACAGTTATGTTGGGGCCGGTATTAACAAACGTTACACTGGGTTGAAGTTGTACCGTCACCGCACCGCCGCTGGTATTGGTCAACGTCAGAGTCCCGCTGATTGTTGCGCCGCGCAGGTCATAGGTTCCGGCTGCCGTGAAACGCATCGTGGCGGTTTCGAGTTTGGGAGAATAGACGCCCGTGGTGCCGCGAACGACGATGCCCTGAAGCGTACAGGTCGCGTCTGCGCCGTTGGTAAAGGAAATTGTGCCAGTCGTCTTGAGAGTACTGAACTTTGTCCCGACCGCCAGCGTCGCGCTTTTTATCGTGACCGTGTTCGTGCCGGTGTTGACTGCAAAGGCACTCGCAGCCGTCGCATCCACAACCACATTCAGCGCACCCAAATCAAGTGTGGTACCCGCCGCCGTGGCGACCTGAGTAGAAACGGTCGGGAAATTGACGTTCGCGCTTTGGACGTTCCAAAATTTTGCTGCATCGTAAAAATTGTCTAGTGTATCCACGTTTACAAGCGCACCCGCCGCGGATCGACTCAGCGTGACAGCAGAGTCGTTCACCATCGCAGGCTCAACAACCGAACCGCCAATTCCTTTCATGGTTACTTGGTAAACAGCAGACAAGCTCTGATACGCACGGACGTTCCATGTCGCCACATCGCCCGCAGCGAAGCGCGGAGTAACGCTCGCTTGATTGTCAGGTGAAAAACCCGTTTCAATGTTGTCAATTATTACCTGTCCGCTAACATTCGTGACACCTAGACTTTGTACGGAAGCCGAACTGATTGTCCAAATTACAGCGTTTTCAATCGCGACACCGGCAGTCGTTTTTACCGTCGCGGTCAGTTTTTGTGTGACATACAGTAGCACGGTACCCAAGGAAGCATCAACCACAACCATTGACGTTCCAACCGCGCTATTTTTGAACGTAATATTCAATGTTTGCCCTGACTGCACAGCTTTCGCTACGTCAAGCTCAGTCCCCAAAGCACCAGCGTAGTCTTCAACTGTGTATGAACCGCCGACACCGGTGCCATTTGCACCGCCAATGACACACCTCCACCAAAACACTTCAAGCCCTTTAAGAACCTGTGGGCCTTGCAAAACTTGAAAAGCAGGACCGCGACCAGTGTTATTGACGTTAGTGACATTAATACCTCGGTCTCCTATTGCTTTAAGCCCAAAAATCGAAATTGTGCTTCCAGGTTTAAACCAACAGACCATCGAACCGCGACGGCTGTCCATAACAGGCTTGTTACGCATTCCATCAAAACCAATATTTGCTATTGAGCCGTTGTCAAAAACCATGTCGGCCCAATGATCTATAGTCCCACTTATCCAATCAAAACGCGCACCGTTTGAAATTGCCAAAAAGCATGTTGCTGGCGCGGGGTTAGTTGCTGGGAATGTTGCCCCGTCGCCGTCGGCGGTGCTTCGCCCGTACTGGCCCTTTTGGTAAATAAGAACTTGAGCACTAATCCCGTCTGTATAACTAGGGGCGGTTGATCCAATGTAGTTGACAGTGTTTGTATAGCGGCAACCCACCACCAAAACGCCGCCACTTCCCACGCGAAGCACCGGCTGACCTGTGCTGATTGCATTTTGACCTATTACCAGTTGTTCATTGTGACCAAGAAGGGTCGAGTTGACCTCTCGCAGACCTCCGATAATCAGGGTGCCATTAACCTGTAACTTGACGTTATCGCCTAACAAATAAATCACATAACCGCTGGAAGCGTC